CTACTAAATTGTATTTGCCTTTTACCTTTTGCTTAATTGGTCTGTACAATACATTCATAGCATTGTGCATTGTATCCCAATTGCTGATGTTGTTATCCAAGTCAATGTATTCGCCTAAAGACATTTCATCTAAGTCCGGTATAAATCCAAACTCTTGACCTCTGAAATTAAATGTTTCTATGTGTTTAGGGTTTTCCGTAAACAAATTATTTAAAATATCAGTAATAGCATCTACACTACTCACTTTTAATTTGTAGGTATCTTTTAGACTGATGCCGCAAAAGATTTCAATCATCTTTGCATTAAGAAAGTTGCCTTGTGGATTGCTTTCAGATAGCTTTACAAACTTCTGATACTGTCCAAGTGTAACCTCGTTTAAATTTGTTGGTACTTGTATTTCGATTTTCATACTTATATAATGAAAAAACGAGGCTATTTTATAAAATTAAGTGTATTTTATTTATCTAACAAAGTATTTGCCTTTGTTTGGCTTTTCTAATTGTGAAGTAATGGCATAACGTGAGGCATCAATACAATGGTTAAATGCATCTATTGGTTTGTTTATTGTGTTACCCTCCTTGTCCTTTAGCCAAGTGTAATTTTGTAACTCATTCTTTAGGTTGTAACTTCTTTTAGTTACTGAGATATCATTTTGATTAATAAGATTAATACCATACACAATACTATCTTTACCCTTTGTGCAAGGCAACACCTTGTGTCCGTAGTTTCTTAACTCCTTGATTGATTTTGGCTCAGCACTATCTGCATAGATAACATCATTAACCTTGTTTTGCTTCAGCAATTTAGATATATCACTATTCAATAATTTCGTTTTGTAAATAATCTCATCAAAAATATATCCATTGTTATACTTGTATAATGCAATTAATGTACTTGGATCATTACTATACCCAAAGTCCATACCATAGCACAACAACCTTGCATCTTCTGGAACAATGTCAATCTCTTGCCATTCCTTTATGCAAACACCCTCCAATGAACCAATCTCACCAAGCCCATAAACTCGCCACCAGTTAGCCCAATAACTGCTGGTCTTAGCTTTTTCTCTTGCTATCTCAATATCGTGTATAATTGTCTTTGGTAATGCCTCGTTATCCTTGTAAGTAAGTGTTATAAAGTCTGCATCTTCTTTAGCCACAATCTCAGTATGCGCCCAAAATCTCGCAGTAGGGTTAAAGTCAATCCAAATATCTCCAGATGTTCTAATTGATAATTGTGTGTAGGCCTCAAAAGGTATATTGTTTGCCTCGTTTACATACAATACATTTCTCCTTGCTCCCCTTAATTTATCTGGTTGCTCTACTGAAAAGAACTCAATATAACTACCATTACCAAAGGTGTATTTTAATGCTGACCTATTCCATTGTGCATCCCTGTACCTCCTTGTCTCAATCATTATTTTAAGAAAGTCTTTCATTGCTCCCCTCCTTAAATGTGGGATGCTTTCAGATACAACTGATGTCTCAAGTTGAGGCGTACGAATACACCTATCAATTAAAATAGGTAATATACCAAACGTCTTACCAGCAGATGTACCGCCTTGTATTACTTTCTTACGCTTGGTTAACTTGTGTAACTTCCTTATGGCAGTTGTAGTTTGAAACATCTACAAATCAAATAAAGGTTGTTCAGTTGTTAAGTTAACATCTTTAGTTTCCTTTGGCTTACCTAAGTAATAAGCTAAATACAATGTTGATGCTTTAACATCTTTTTGATGTATGCTTTTATCATACAACATATTTAAAACATTCTTTACCTTTTCAATACTCCCAGCCTCATCAAGAGCAGCTTTATACTCATTCTTCCTTTTGTCTACTCCTTTAGCTTTTGTACTATTTCCTCCGTTAAATTTTCTTTTATCCATAATCAATAGAAATCAACTTTTGTTTAAAGCAACTTACTATCTAAATCACTTATCCACTTTCTTATATTTCGTTTATTACAAGTGCAAGGCTCTTTATAAGGATGATTAAATACCTCTGAATGAAACCTACACATTACCTTGTAATCATTCCTTAATAGCTTTCTATTTGCTTTTATACGTTGCCTAATTTCTTGCCATTCCTCTACCATAAATCAATATCATTAAGTTGCTCTTGCCTTTCATCACATCCACAGTCATCACCAAATATCTTTTTAACGAACCACTTAATACCAGTATAAAAAGTGATCCTTTCAATTAAATCCCCTAACTTCATATTATACTTTTAATTAACTTTTGTTTAGTATTTTTATAAGTATTATATAAAGAATGATAAGGTATGTTAGTCTTTCGTGATAACTCTGTAATGTTATACTCATTTTGAATGAGGTTAAACACCTTTTTATTATACCAATGCATCTTATCAAGTTGCTCCTCAATAATCGTATTAGCCTCGTAAAAATTGATATACTCGCCATCTGTTAATTCATTAGTATTATCTAATGAGATACTATTTTCTTTTTTCCTTTTATTATAAAGCTGAAGGTAATTAGACTTCAAACATTTATAAATATAAAAATAATTAATATCATCTTTATAACTAATATCTAAACCCTTAGATAACATCTTAGTAATTGTTAAATACATATCCCCTACAATATCTTCAGCATCTTCTCGGCTACAACCAAATTTCAAAGCAGTATTTACCCACTTGTTATGGCTCTGGTAAAGTTTATTTATCTTGGATTTGATAATATTATTTTTTGTAAAATTAAATAAAATTTTAAAATAATACAAATATATTTTGGTAGGTATTAAATAACTACTATATTTGCATAAGTTTAATTAAAATCAAAACAAATGAACAAATTAGAAAAAGCAGTTGTAAAAATGGATTTATCAGCTATTGAATTAGCACAAGCAGTTGCAAAAATCGTAAAGGAAGAGTACGGATCACACAACTTTAAAGCATTCAAATCAATTATTAACCAGCAGTTAAAGGAGGTTAAAAGTGAAAAGGAAAGTAAAGAGGATAGGCTTGAGGAACTTTACGAGTTACAAGGTGCTATCAAAAGTAAAAAGATTAAAATTGACTACAAAGATAGAGTTTTGCAAACTGAAATCGATGTGTTAGAATTTGAGTTAGGAATGAATAAAATGCCTTTTTAATATGAGCAGAACAATAAAAAAGAATATCACAATAACACCTTTAGCTTGGGAGAAAGCGAGAAAAGAAAGTGTCAAAGTGTTTGGCTTTGAGAACAGGAGCGGATACATTAACCAATTAATTTTAAAACAGGATGAAAATTAGAGAAGAGTACAAAAACACATTAATCTTTTTAACTATTGCATTAGGTTTAGTTGGATTGATAATATTAGTAATATTTTTAAGTTTTTACGCAAATACATTTTTTATATGAAAAAGTTAGATACTGATGTACTTATAAAGTACAATAAGAAAGGCAATATAAAGGATATTAAGACACCTTATGATAATGATGCAACACACCAACCTTTTAATGTTGGTGAGCATAATGTAGCTATGTTAAACGGAATATTTAAAAACTTTTACTAATGGTACAGAAACAATTAATAAACTTGTTTGATGAGTTTGAGTTAACAAGTATAAAAGATAGCTTTTTAAACTGCCATACTCACTATGTTAACGAAAGTTTTAACATTCAAAAAGAGGTAGGCGACAAATGGATAGACATTATATTTAATGTACAAGGCAGAAATTCACGAGAAACATTTGCACTAAACTATCTAACAATAATTGATTTAAAGGTATGGCTCAATGATTCAGATACTGCCTTTGTAACTGCAAACAGTTTACAACGGATTGAGAGTATTTTAAAAACAAAAATAAACGAATTATAAAAAAAGAAACCTACTTTAGCGAGTAGGTTTTTTTATGTGTTTGTATAATTGAGAATAGCATTCTTTTTGTGCATCAACGCAATCATTAAAATACTTAGTGCCTTTCTTTATAAACTTACCATCCTTGTAAAGATCGCACCGAATACCTTTGCTTTCTCTATGTATTTTAAAATCGTAACCTTTGCTTTCGCAGTAGTTTGTCTTTTCTATAAAGTTTATCATTTGTCTATTATTATTGATTCAAATCCTAATCTTATCAACTCCTTTCTCCTGTAATATTGCAGAGGTTTAACAGTATCGCTATCTTCTTTTATTTCAATAAATAGAGGTGTTTGCCCAGCCTTTAAACATAATAAGTCAGCAATACCATTCTTATTTGTTTTGATGAGGTTTATCACATAGTAACCCTTGTTTTCGTATTGCTTAATTACTTTCGTTTGTCTTTTAGATGCCATAGTCTTTCTTAAAT